CTCGGCACTCACTGGTCTAGGCAATGGCGTGGCATGGCTCCTTCGGGGTCCTTTCTACGTTCTTGTTTGGCCCTTTGAGTATGCCTACATAACTCAGCAACGCCAGCGCGTAGTCCGAGCGACCAAAGTAAAGTACGCAGTAGCCCTAAGCTCAAGCCCCGAAAGAGGCCAAGCCCAAGGCTTCAGAGTGCAAGAAATGGCGAACGGGCTATTCCCCGCTGAGCCAATGTCTGCGGGTGCGGATGTTGTGCAGATACTAGGTTTCCAGGACACACACATAGGACTAGGAGTGATAATACACGACAAGTTCTGTTTCCAGGCTCCTTTTCTGTACACAGCCCTCCACGTATTCAGAAGCGCAATCAAGGACGGAGATACACTCACCCTCCACTACCAGGGCAAAAGCACTGAGGTCCCATACAATCGTGTGAACGGCCTACGCTTCTCAAAAGACCTGGACTTTGTGTGCCTTCCCATCACAGTTTCCGTAGGGGCTGTTTTGGGCGTGCGCAGTTGGAAGACTGCGAAGTACCGCCGTGGCCTCCCGGTCACGGTCTTTTCACCTCCAGTGAAAGGGAAGTTCAGCAAAGCGACTTCTATGTCGCAACCTTTGAGAGCTTTCAGCATTCAATATGCTGCCAGTACCATGTCTGGAAGTAGTGGTAGTCCTCTGATTCAAGCAGGTAAAGTCGTCGGCCTTCATTTGGCAGGCAACAACCACTGCGGCAATGTCATAAATGATGGAGTGCTATGGTACCCATTTCAATCTTCTAGAGTCATGGAAGCCAGTGATTTATATCCTGGTGGAGACGATAGAGAAGAAGTGGAAAGCCTAAGCGAGGCGTCGCACAAGGCCTCAGATGTTCTCTATGAGAACGATACATTAACCATGAACCTATACGAAATTGACGGACGCAAATACACCAGGATGTATGAAGCAGCCTCAGACCCGTATGCAGGAGATGGGCGCTACAGCTTTGTTGAAATATCTGAGGAGGAGTGGCATGACAGAGAGTCTGGTACTTACCGACCTGGTAATAGGTACCGCATGCTAGAATCAGGGACAGGAGAGAGCATCCGAGAAGCTGAAGGCTGCAAACCATCAGTTTTTCGTCCGGAGACGGCAATCCTCGAGCCGCCTCGCCAAACAGAGGAACAAGCAGCCGCATACACAACAGCAGTGAACCATCAGCTAGTGGAGGAAATGACCAAGCTACTCTTGAAGGAGGAAACTCCAACCCCGCAGCAGGCGCAAGCGCTCACACCCGAGCAAATTCGCAAGCTAGCGGAAACCATGGTCAAGACAATGCAAAAGCCGAAGCCGAAAGCAGCAGCCCTGAAACCGAAGGAAGACAAGTCTACCAAGACCTCTGTCAGAGTACTGGAGTTGAATGGTGCAGCCCAGATATCTTCATTGGCTACTGGTCAAAGTACACCGCCCGAGAGGCTGAGTGCAGAGAGCTCACCTGGCAAACCTTCCAAGAAGCGGAGCAAGAAGAGCAAGGCGAAAGCCAAATCTGCCCCGAAAACAGCAGTGGCGAGAGTAGAGAAACCCCATTCAGAAGAGTGGGTCGAGTCTCTCCTCTAATGCCTTCTGCTGCCAGTAAGCAGCCTCCCAAGCTTGAGCAGATGAAGTCGCTCATTGGGGAATGTGAAGACTGGTTTATGCCAGATCGGTCTTACGCAGCAGAGAAACGGAGTTTTGAGTATCAAGCCCAAAATGTTAAACATGGAGAGAGTCCCTTTACGGAACAGCAACTGGAGACTCTGGCGGACCGGGTAGCAGCAATGTACCCCAGTACGCCATCGAGACAATGGTCGCATAGTACACTTCTACACTCTCTTCGTGTGGCAATTAGCAACCTGAAGCGTGACGCTTCGCCAGGATACCCCTACATGCGATGGGGACGCCTCAACGGCGATCTGCTAGACACACTAGGAGAAGAATGGCTTGTTGGCTTGGCATATATCCGTATGATCAGACTGCTTACCACCCCCAGTGACGAATTGAAATCTCTCAGTGCTAGGGAATTGGTGGAGAAAGGCTATGTGGATCCTGTGCGGCTGTTTGTTAAGAACGAGCTGCACAGCGGCAAGAAAGTGCAACAGGGCAGGTTCAGACTGATCATGTCTGTTAGCGTGGTGGACCAACTAGTCGACCGTGTATTGAGCTCCAGGCAGAACTCTACGGAGATAGATGCATGGAAAACCATTCCCTCCAAACCGGGGATGGGACTCAACGACGACGGGCTAGAGGCATTGGACGTTACGTTCAACGCCATGCGACTACCAGCAGCTACTGACATGAGCGGTTGGGATTGGACCGTGAAGTTTTGGATGCTTTGGCTAGAGGCGACCATTCGAGGTAAACTCGGTGGCGAATCTAAGCGCGGGGGCAAATGGGACACCGCATATCATCGACGAACTGTCTGTATAGGCAGATCGCTCTTCATCTTTACAGACGGAGAAATGCGGGAGCAGCTCATCCCCGGCGTGGTGAAGTCTGGGTTGTATAATACCTCCTCAGGCAACTCTCGAATCAGAGCGACCCTTCACGTTTGTCTACCCTACCTGCTCGGCATGGAACTGCCGAAGGAGCTTGTTAGGGTCAGCACCATGGGCGACGACTGTGTGGAAGATCTCTATCTGATCTCAGTATACACTGGCTTGGTTGGCGATGAACTCATGAACTTTGTACAGAATCTATACACTCAGCTGGGAGTCTCTGTTAAGGAGATCACTCTAGGCCATCCAGTGGAGTTCTGTGCATATAAGTTTCACGGGTTTGCCAGCTTTGAGCCGGTTAGGTGGAACAAGATGGTTGCAACCTTTGCAGCCTCTTGGCCAGTGCCTTGCAACATGGGCGAGCGAAAGCATGCCCTAATGTATGAGCTCAGGCATTCACCGCACAAGGATAGAGTATTGGAAGCCATAGAAACCCTGGAGTTGGCAGCACCTTCAGGTGGAGGAGGTGCAAATCAAGCAGCAAACACAGCTGCTAACACACACACTCATGGCTCGTAAGAAGTCGAACCCTGCGGTTGTAGCCCAGGTTATTCCGAATGTAGGCACAGTAGGAGCACTAGGTAATTTCGCCAAAGCGACAGCACAGAACACAGTCAAGGCGCAAGCCGAAAGGGCTGCGAAATCTGAGCCGTCCAAGGCAACCCTAGTGAACGCCCCCAAACAGCATCATGCTTATGTGGAGGCTATGATAGACCCATGGTCTACCTCCGACCTGTCAGCTCCGGATGAGTACCGAGGCGGCACATGCAGCTACCTGGCCGTGGACGAGTATTTATACACGCCCAACGCCCAGGGCGATCTCGCTTTTATGATCGGGCCAGCCATGATTCAAGGCATCTACAACACTACCATTACAGCTGGCACCACTGCGGCCGCCTATTCCGGTGCGTTTCCAATTGGAGACTACACGGCATTGAGTGGTTTCGGGTCGCGTGCCAAATGCTTGATGTATACAGTGGAGGTGTCTTACATTGGCGCCCTGGTCAATTCAGCAGGCCGCATTTGTTGCGTGAACGTCGGCACGACCGCCGAGTACCTTTCTACTAGTCTTGCTTCAATGTTTGATGACGCTACATGTGTTTGTAACGTAGGAGACGGTATGCGCTGTATACAACGTTCAAATGATCGTCCATCTATGGACGTAATGAGCAATGTGAATTTCGGTGCAAACTATCTTCCCTATATGTTCTTTGCTGTCACCGGCGCGCCTACGGCCGCCAACTGTATCGAAGTCAGAGTACGCCGCTTCTTGGAGTATGTTCCAATCAGGAGCACCATTATGAAGAATATGACATCAGTCGAACCTCTGGTTCGGTCTGCTCTTGACATAGCAGGCAACATTGGCACAGATCAAGCAGACGTGGTTCCCAACACGGCTGAAGGCCGCAAATTACAAGTTACAAGAGCCAGGGAAATGGCCGATAAGGCTTGGCTCTTATGGGCAGCAACGGCACCCTCCCTTGGAGTGCCACCGGCGCTGGTGGCAGGTTTACCTGCTCTGGTGTCAATGATGTCCAAAGCTCTAAAGCGCCTCAGGAATTGAAATCAAATAATGGCTTAGTACTTCACGGAAAAGCAAGGCCTCAGTGTTTTCTTCGGATACACTGAGGCCCAGGGGGTTCGCGGTAATCAAAATTTTGGAAGGCAATTCTTTACCCCTTGAGACCTGATACTTTCTGACGATTCTGGATTTAATCACCAGAGTCGTTGGGATATATCCACTCGCTTCACAGCGAGTGTGCGTCTCGGAGCCGCGATGACAGTCCCGACCCAGCCTTGGCAAGCTGGGCAACGTATCATTGCTAGCAGGCTGATTACCTGTGCCCGACTCGTCGTCATGGCGGTACAGTCGTGTTCGGAAGCAAACCCGTTAAAGCTGCCTAAGAGACGCCCCCTTCGGGAGGGGCCGCTCTAGGTAATCTTCGGCTGTCTTCGACAAGTCTAGCGAGAAAACGC